GGCGTCGCTGCGGCGACCGTTACAATCACGATCACGCTCTCGTCGGGAACGAACCCCATCGCACAGGGAACGCTCCAGTATTGGCTAGGCGGGCGCTACCTATCGGTCAGCTTTTCGACCACGGATACGGTCACTACGATCGCGGCGTCGATCGTGTCGGCCATCAATGCGAACCAGCGGTGGCCGTTCACTGCGGCCAACGCTTCCGGCGTCGTGACCGTTACGGTTTTCACCAAAGGCGTTCGCGGCAACGACTACATCATCCACCAGGACGCGACGAAGGCCGTTGGAACGAACGTCATCTCGACGCCGACAGGCGGAGCCGCGGTCACCGGTGGCGGCTTCCATTTCACCGGCGGCGTCAACGGGTCCACCGTAGAGGCCATCGCAACGGTTCTCAACGTGCTCTACCCTGGCACGTACGACTTCATTGCGGCGGCGCAGTACGACGCGACCAACGCGGCTCTGTTCCTGGCGCACAGCCAGCAGAAGGCTGGCCCGCTCGAGATGCGGCCGAGCCGCTTCGTGTTCGGACAGCACGTAGCGCTTGCCACAGCTACGTCGCTCGCGCAGACCACGCTGAACGACCAGCGCAGCTCGGTCATCTGGTACCTCAACGGCGAGACGGTTCCATCTGAGCTCGCTGCGGTCGTCGCAGCCGTGCGGCAGTCGGTCAGCCAGGACGACCCTGGTGCGATGCTCGACGGCTACCCGCTGCCTGGCGTCGTCCCGCAGCGCGCAAAGGCAGACAACGCGCAGCGCGCGACGCAAGAAAGCGCCCTGGCCAGCGGCGTCACCCCGCTCGTTACGGTCGGCAACCAAGTGCAGATCGTGCGCGCCATCGGCACGCACTCGCTCACCGGAGCAACGCCCGACTACCGAACGCTCGACTGGGCCGACGACTACGTGCCCGACTTCATCCGCAAGGATCTCACGCTGGATTGGCAAACAGAGTACGTCATCTCGAACCCGCGCGTGGCCGATGACGCTGCGCCGGAGCAGCGCGAGCGCCCGGCTGGCGTCGCTACGCCGACTCGGTGGAACCAGCGCGTAACGGGGCGCCTCTTGGCCTACGAGACGCGTGGTCCTGTGGGGCCGTTGCCGATCGTCGTCAATACGGAACTGCACCCACCGACGAGCGGGTACGACGCTATCGCCAAGCGGATCGTGACGCTGGTGCCGGTGGAAGTGATGGCCGGAAATCATGCCGTCGGGCTCAGCATACGTCAGCTAGTCATGGGCTAATTCACTAGTTAACACCAACCGCGGTCGGGGCTCCTTGCCGGCGGTTCGTTGAAACACCGCACCCAAGGAGCCACCAGTGGCAAATGTTTTGATTCGGCCTGCCCCCGTGTACTACAAAGGGAAAAAGGTCGCCGAGGTTCGCGAAGGAACCTACGAGGTCGACTCGAACGACCAGCGCGAGATCGCGAGCGAGGGATACCTCGGCCACACCGACGGCGCCACCACGAGCTCCGTGCAGATGACGCTTGTGGTCCCGGTTCCAGGGCTAAGCGTCACCATGCTGCCAGATATGCTCGCGAAGAAGAACGTCAAGCTCGGACTCTTCACCGACGGCAAGTTCCACACGCTGGAAGGCCGCATCGTCAAGATGGCGTACGCTTGGAACCATGAGCGAGGCGAGATGCGGTGCACCGGTAGCTTCGAGGCAGGAGAACCCGCTCTCGCGTAGTGAGTAGTACCGAATTGGCGCAGCCAAAGCGCCGACTCCGCCGCTGACGGAGAACGTAACCCGTTCAACCGTCAACGACAGAGGTAACCAAGTGGCAAGTTTCAGTCAGATCGCGAAGGGGACGAGGGCCAGAAAGCCAATTCCTTTCCCGATCGCCAATCAACGCTGCGAATCGCTCGCCGATCTCCCCGAGCTCGCAGAACAACGCCAGCGCGACCGCGCTCGGTGGGAGACAGCCGCCCAGGCAGGGCAGGCACCGCCCATAGCTCCAGACGATCACGTTGTGGTCGATCTGCGCGTGCTATCGGGCGCCGAGGAATCCGAAGTCCTCCAAAAAGCCAGAGCGTACGCTGTCGAGCGAGGCGTGGACAATCCCAAGGACGGGGATCCGATCTACGAGCTTGCGAAGATGGCGGAGACGCTTGCGCTCGGCGTGATCGATCACGATTCGCCCGAGGACGCCACAGCTCCATTCTTCGACGGCGGTTCAGCGCAAGTGCTGAACGAGGTCGACGGGGACCGCATCGTCTTTTTGTACACGCGATGGGAGATCTGGCAGGGCGAGTGCTCGCCGCGGCTCGGCACGCTTTCAGGCGATCAGTTCTACGCGCAGATGGTGAAGGTGACGGTTGCAGATGACGACCTCCCTTTTGCAGAGATGCGGCATTCCACAGCGTGGGTCTTAACGCGTACTATGGGTGCCCTTCTTCTCGGTGCTCCCGAGGCCAAGTCGCGCTTTATGTCGGCCTTCGCCGGCAAGCCGAGCGAACCGACCGCGAAACCCAAGCCGCCGCCTACGCCGAAATCAAACGCCAAGTCGAAGCGGCGATAGCGGGAGACCGGCGACAGGAATGACGACGTTTTCCAGCGCGAACAATGGGCCGAGACCGGCGCCGAAAGTGATCGAGCTTCCGCCGTCAGCGTTCGCAGACGACTGGGACAACCGACCGTCGGAGCCGATGCGCGTCGGCTTGCGGCTGATTGCCGAGGGCGACATCGAGCGCGCCCGCGCTTCGGCTCTCGTGCGTGCACAAGAGACCATTGCCGAAGGCGGGCAGGATCGAGTCGACGCTTTCAACGACGCCATCATGCGGCTTGTGATAGCGCGCGCTACGTGCATGCCGGACGACGTGCGGGAACCGTTCTTCAACCTGCCCGAGGAAGACGTGCAGGCGGCGCTTACGACGGACGCCGTCAAGCTCCTGTGGCACGAGTACGACGTTCTGAAGGTCGAGTCGTGCACGTACTTGCCGGAAGCGGACGAGGACGACTTGGTGGACCTGTCGGTCGCGCTTCTCGATCAGGACGCGTGGGGCGCGTTGACGGTAGAGAAGTCGAAGCGACTTCGCCGCATCGCGCGGCACATGCTCGAGGAGCTCGATCAAGAGTTCTCGGAGTAGATCTTGGCCGACATCAAAATAAGGATCGGGGCATCGCTCGACTCTGATCTGGCGAACGTCTTCCGACCGCTTCAAGCAGAAGCTCGGAAGGCTCGCCAGCAGATGGCGACGGACCAGAAATCCTTCGACAAGCACTCTGCGGCGGCGAGCCTGGCTCAGGCGCGTGACAAGTTCCGCGAGGAAAGCCGCCTCAACCGAGAGGCCTTCAAGGCAAAGGTTCAAGTAGAGCGCGACGCCATGAAGCAGTCGACGCAGCTGGCGATCGAGGGCCGCAAGCGCAGAACGGCCATTGAGCTAGCAGGTATCCGCGATGAGGCAAGGCAGGCGCGCGCAGCGCATAGACAACAGAACCGGGAACGGCTGACGGACTTCGAGGCGACGGTGCGGGAGATGCGGCGCGCAGAAGACCGCGCCCAGCGCGATCGCGTGAGGTCCGGCATGGGGCTCGGATCTGGAGGCGGCGGTGGAGGCATGATCGGCTACTTCGGTGGCCGTCACCTCGTGAGCGGCGCCGGGCACACCTTCAGCAGGCTGGCTCGCGGTGCCGCTGGAGTAGCTGGCAGCATCGGCCGAGGCATGGGCGTCGACTTCGACCTATCAAGCATTGTGCGCCGCAACGTCGAGCGGGACACGCTGTCCAGGGAGATCGTGAACTCCGGCTATCAGCCTGGAGAGGCTGGACCCAAAGGCAAACTGGTCGATCACAACGTCCTGTCCGGCGAAGCAAGCAAGGTTGGCAACGACACGAGGATCGACCCGACGACGGCTCTTAAGGGCTTCCAAAAGTTCGTCGAGGTCTCTGGCGATCTCCAAACGGCCAGGGACACCATGGGCGAGCTCGCCATGATCTCGAAGGCTACCGGCTCCGAGCTCGACCACGTCGCAGAAGCCGCCGGCAACGCCAGCGCCCAACTTGCCGATGGACCAGAAAAGGCTTCGCGCCTTCTTTTCATCATGCGAGCCATCGCCGGCCAAGGGAAGCTCGGCGCCGTCGAGCTACGTGACATGGCGAAGCAGATGGCGTCGCTCGCTGCTCAGGCTCCCATGTTCAAGGGGTCCAAAGACGACAACATCATCATGATGGGCGTGCTCGCCCAGGAGGCGAGGCAGCACGGCGGAGCGAAGTCAGCAGCGCAAAGCGCGACTGCCGTTGCTAGCTTCACGAACACGTTCTCGAAGAACGCTCGCGTGAATCAGTTCGCTAAGCTCGGCATGGATCCATCCAAGATGACGCCGCAAGAGAACATCACGGAAAGAATTCGCAGAACTGGCGGCAACAACATCGCCATGGGCAAGCTATTTATGGATACGAAGGCCCGCGTAGCCACGAAGGGCTTTGAGAACATCTACCGCGAGACCCAGGGAACGCCTGCCGAAAAGCTCGCAGCCGTTACCGCTGAATTCGACCGGCTCAAGCGAGCGATCATCGACGAGAAAGAGATCAAGAGAGCCGCAACGCTTCAGATGCAATCGGACGCCGACAAGGCGCAGCTGTTCCAAAACCAGCTCGACGCGACCGGCAAAACTATCCAGGCGAATCTGCTCCCTACGTTGGAGAAGCTAGCGCCGACGCTGATTGATGTCGCGTCTGGGTTTGGCAAACTCGTCGAGTGGGCGGCTGGCAACCCAATGCAAGCGGTGACTGCGGCTCTTGTTGCCAGCATCGCAAAAGCCGGAATTGGTGAGCTTCTCGCTCGCGCCATGGGACTGTCGCTCGCCGGCAATGCTGCTGGAGGCCTGGGCGCAGTGGGCGCTGGCATGGGGCTCGGCGGTCTCGCTGCCACGCTTGGCGCGACAACCTTCGCGCTAGTTGGCCTTGGACTTGCCGCAGATCAAGCGATGAAACTGTGGAACGAGACACACGTCAAAACAAGCTACGCGCCAGGCACTACCGAAGAGGAAAAGAAGCGCCTGGAAGGGATGACGCGCGAGCAAAAGCAGGCCGAGTTCGCCGCTAACATCAACTCTTCCGAGATCGAGCGCAGCGGTCGCGTGACCGGCAGAGGTAAGGAGTTCGGCCCGCCGACAGCCATGGTGGAGATGTTGACAGATCCGGCTCGGCTACTCAACGTCAATGAACTCCAGCTTCACATGCTTGGCGACATGCTTGGCGTCATGCGATCACAGCTCGTTTCGCTGGACGAGATCCAGCGCAAATCTGGCCACGCCGAAGGCGGTTCCTCCGGGTTCACGTCGCCATCGTCATCCGACGCCGGAGTTTCTACGATGCCATCGGCTCCAGCCAGCGGCTTTGACTGATGCCCGCCTTCGATAACTTCCCCCGAGCTAGCTTCGGCGGCATCGCCTTCCCGTACGAGGAGCGCACCATCCAGGGAACGATCCGAGATCACGAGCACAAGTATCCTCACACGCCTGGCGCTGCGCTGGAAACCCTCGGGCGCGAGCTCTACACCATCCGATTTCGATGCTCGTTTCAGGACACGCTGAAGGGTTACCCGGACGTGTACCCGTCGGGTCTCGCAAGGCTTCGCCGCGCGTACGAGACGGAGACGCGAGACGATCTGGTGGTTCCAGGTCTTGGCACCATCAAGGCCGTTCTCGTCGAGTGGACGCAGCGGGCCGCGCCGAAGGAAAGCCGCTCCGGCGAAAAGGTAGACTTCTCGTTCAAAGAGGATATCGAGGACGCTTTCCTCCTCAACAACCTCATCGGGATCTCGAACCAGAGCCTCAACGCAGCGAACGAGAATTGGTCTTCGGTCATCGCGGAAGCGCGCCGTGCGATATTCGCAACGGCAGATCTGAACGCTTTCGACGCCATTCTAGACGCTGTCAACTCGGTCCTAGCCATCGTCGACACAGCGCAGGCGTACGGCAACGTTCTCGAGGCGAAAATCCTCGGCGCCGCCGCCCTCATCTACCAGGCCGATCGTCGCGTGCGGTCTCTGAACGATCCCGTCAACGCGACGCTTCTCTACGCCATGATCCAGGTATGGGACGCGCTCTTGACGCTGCACAAGGATATCCAGAAGGTTGGCGGCGGCGTCCAGACCATGATCGTTGCAAAGACCATGAGCGTTGTCGAGCTGTCGAAGGCGATCTACAACGGCGACGCGTCGAAGGCGGTCGACATATTGCAACTCAATGCAATAAGTGACGCCTTCGCCGTGCCGCCTGGCACAACCATCCGCTACTATCCGAACGCTGCATAAGTGCCGATCAACAACCCTGGCGCCGGCAACGACGCCGTAACGCTCAAGGTCAACGGCAACGACCTCAAGATCTTCACGAGCTACACCGTTCGCAAGTCGATTCTGACGCAGCCGAGCCAGTTCAACGTCCAATTAGGCTACGGGGAACTGAAGAGCGGCGGTCACACGACCAAAGACATTCTTGAGCTAATACCGCCGAACTCTCCGTTTCAACTCTACGTCAACAACGCACTGCAGCAGACAGGTTTCACGGACGGCTTTGAAGCATCTACATTCGCTACAGAGGTGCAGCTATTCGGGCGCGACAATCTGAAGCTGATTCACGACGCGTTCGTGATGGCCGACGTCGCATTCGAAAACGCGACGTATCTGTCTCTCACCCAGAAAGTATTCGACATTCTCGAAATCAAGCAGCTCATCAGCGCTTCCGACGAGGCGAACCTTCGCCTGACGATGGGCGTCGGCATTCCCAACTTCAACAACCCGAACACGATCGACCAGATCGAGCAGATCTCCGAGCAGCCTGGCAGCAAAGTAGTGCGCCGCGCCATCACGGCGAAGCTAGCGGAGACCTACTTCCAGTTCTTACAACGGCAGTACAGGCGCGCCGGACTCTTCCTGTGGGCGGCCGGCGACGGTTCTTTCATTCTCTCCGAGCCGAACAGCGACCAGCCGCCGTCATACCGCATCGTCCGACACAGAGGCCAGTTTCGCAACGCCGTGAGCGTTCTGTCGCACCGATGGCGCAACGACATCACGCACAGGTACACGTCTGGGCACGTCTACGGGAGGGCGAGCGGTCGCAAAGGCGGCAGAGCCAAGACGCTCGGCGAATTCGTTCACGACGAGACGTTCAAGATCTTTGGCGGTGACTTCAAACCGATCGCCTTCCGCGACGTCAACGTTTCCACGCGAG